TTTTTGGTCAACCGCTTGAACGAATTCAAATGATTAAGTGGTATATAAACACTGACGGCGGGTTAATTGGAGGAGATGTAAACGCTCCAGATAACCTTTTTAACCCTGAAAATATTCTTGCAATGGAAGAGCTTTTAAAGACTCAAAAATTAGACAATCAAAAAGAAAAAGCCTACAAACAAGAGCTTGATAACATTAGAGAATTCGTTAAACAGAATACTACTAAAAAGCGTTAAGCTGTACGCTGCCAAACGTACACGCCGTAGAAAGGAGGTACGTTGTTGTGAGGATTATCACCAATGGCTTGGAAGCCAGGCACTGTACCGCCGCTTGAAACTGCTATAGAAGGTCCAGGTTGAGTAAGACCAACTTGATTTGCTCCTAAAATACCACCTCCACCTACGTTACCGTTTGCTGATCCACCTACATTACCTGCCCCGTTAGTAGGGTGCTGGTGATTAGCTAATTCAGCTGGTGTTAACTTATGATTATATTCACCTATTAATTGGTTAGCTGAATCATAGCCTGGATCAACAGTAATGGAATCACCGTTTTTATCTTTAATAAGAGGAGCTCCCACACCAGCTAAAAATAAACCTTGTGCTACTTGAGTCCAAGTTGTACCTAATATGGTAGTACTTGGATTGATGTTATTAAGAGTAAATTTAATACTATTAATTGGATATAAAATGTTTGTTAAAGATGCTGTAGCAGATTGTACTGCAGTGGTAATAAATGAGTACAAATTGCTTACATCTGATGCTTCTTGAGCAGATAAAGTGGTTAAATTAGATGAGAGAGTGTTAATCTCTGTGGATTGAGCTGAAATAGTGCTAGCAAACGTTACATTATCTAAGCCAAATATAACATTAGAGAAATCAATCTTCTTAGTTACCACACCGTTATCGATAACAAAAAAATCACCGTTGACTACTTCATCGGCTGTTGGTAACTTTGAAATATTAATTAGGCTTGACATATTGATTATTTATCGTTCTTGGTTATAATACTAGTATGGCTAAAATAGGTGTAGGTATCGTTACATGTAATAGAAATGACTTTTTAAAAGGCTTACTTGCATCATTACCGCGTGAACAGATAGATGAATTAGTAGTTGTAAATGACGGTAAGGCTGAGAATCAAATAGAAGTGCCAGGTATCTGGTTACAGAATGAAGTTAACTTAGGTGTTGGTAAATCTAAGAATAAAGCAATGAAGCATTTATATGATGCAGGTTGTGATTATATCTTTATTATTGAAGATGATATGATTATTAAGGATAAGACTGTATTCCAGAGATATATTGAAGCTTATCAAAAATCAGGTATTGAGCACTTTAATTACGGTCCGGGTTCACCATTTAACCGTAAACAAACTATTAAAGACTTTGATTTACATAACAGACACTTACTAGACCAGCACAGTGAACCAAACCCGAAACTAATTATAGATTACGGTACAATAAAGATAGCATTATATGAGCATACAGTTGCAATGTTTTCGTTCTTTACACGTAATGTATTAGAAAAAGTTGGTTACATTGATGAAGAGTTTTATAATGCCTGGGAGCATGTAGATCATACATACCGTATTATCAAGGCCGGGTTTCATCCTCCTTTCTGGTGGTTTGCTGATATAGCTAATAGTGAAGACTACTTAACTGAAGCACCTGGTGCAATTGATAACTCTTCTATTGCTAATAAGACAGAACAATGGCAAAAGAATGTGTATGGTGGTAGGGAAATATACTTAAAGAAGCATGGCCACTACCCTAACCAACCACCTTACGTAACAAAAGAACAAGTTATACAAACTTTAAAGAATTTAAAAAATGATAAAAAATAGTTGCATATTCTACTTAGTAAATAATAGTCCTATCCATTTAAGAAGACTATATGTAAGTTTAGATCTTCTTAAAGCCAATGTACTGAACAAATATCCTTATCCAGTTGTATTTGGCCATGAAGGATTACCACAAGATGTTGTCGACTCAATTAAACAACATGCCCCTGAAAATCACTTCTTCTATAATGTAAAGTTTAAAGTACCAGATTATAGTGATGATATTAAAAGTCAGATACCGGAAAGGTTTAAAGGTCACTGGGATGAAAGTGCTTTCTTTTCTTTAGGTTATAGACATATGTGCAGATTTTTTGCCGGTGATCTTTTTAAACATACTTTTTTTGAAAAGGTAAAGTATATTATGAGATTAGATTGTGACTCATATATTCATAGTCCATTGACTTATGACCCCTTTGAAATAATGAGTAAAGGCAAATACGTTTACGGTTATCTTGGCACTGAAACAGATATGGATTACGTAATAGAAGGCTTCAATGATGCTTGTAAGACGTATTTCAAAGACAAGTACGATCCAAGTACATACAACTTAATGTACCAGACTCATTTTTTTGTTGCTGATGTACAGTACTTTAAGAATAGTGAGTATATTAAGTTCTTTGATTACGTGGATCAAACAGGTAACATTTATATTAAGAGATGGGGTGATGCAGTAATTCAATACCAAGGCATTACCAACACTGTTAATAGTGATCAGATTTATCAGTTTGATGATCTAGCTTATAGACACGGAGGTGACTTTTGAAAATAGCCATATTAGTACCGTCTAGAGAAAGAATGAATAGACGTTTGACTATGCTCATGTCTATTCTTACTACAGTCAAAGACATTAATAACGTAAATGTTTACTTTGGTGTTGATGAAGATGACCCAACAAGAGACATTATTAAAAAAGTAGCTTCAGCTATACCTTGTGTAAAAGTTGTTGATATTAAAAATGATAAAAAGTTTATTGGTTTAGGTAAGATGTGGAATCTTTGCGTAGATGCTTCAACAGAAGAAATCATTTCAATGATTGGTGATGATATGGTGTTTAAAACACCTGGTTGGGATGAAATGCTTATTAATGAATTTAAAAACATGCCATCTGATAACATTTTAGGCGTTCATTGTAATGATGATTGCCATGGTGAAAAATTGGCTGTAAACTTCTTCTGTCATAGACAATATGTCAATGTAGTGGGTAAGTTTATGAGAGAAGAATTTAAGATTAATTGGATTGATCAATGGTTACATCAAGTGTTCAGTTCCGTCGGTAGATTGAAGTATAGAGGTGACATTATGATTGAACACCGCCATTGGGTACTAGGTAAAGATAAAAAAGACGGAGTAGCTGATAGAATGGCTGTTGCTGATGCCAACAAGATTAGTGATAAACTCTGGTATGATTTAGTACAAGAAAGAATTGAAGATGTTAAAACATTAGCCAGTTACCTAAAAAAGAATCCAGACTGGAGTAAAGTTGATACGGCTGGAGGCAACATTAATGGCTGAAATTACAAGAAATGACATCTTTGGAGCAATAATCATCCAAGCCGTTAAAGAATTTAAATTAGCTAAGTGTTTAGAAATTGGTTCTTGGGACGGGCTTGGATCAACTCAATGCTTCATAGAAGGTATGAAAGATTTACCTGACCGTCATTTAGATTGTATTGAGATAAACAGAGATAGGTTTAAAGAGTTAATTTACAATACATACCAGTATAAAGGTTGGGTAGATTGTTATAATAAATCATCTATAAGTTATGATGACATGCTTCATAAAGACTTTAATGAAATATGGAGCTCACCTTATAATAAATTTGAGAATACTAAAAAAGAAACAGCAAATGGATGGTTTAAAGGCGAGTTAATTACTATATTATCAAATGACGGGTTTATAACTCCTGGTATGAAATATGACGGGGTGTTAATAGACGGTGCTGAGTTTACAGGATATAGTGAGTTTAAACTTCTTAAAGATAATGTAAATGTTTTCTTTTTAGATGATTATTTTAGAGCGTTTAAAACAAATCAGGTTGTAGAAGAATTAAGCAATGATAGTGATTGGGAAGCAGTAGCTATAAATCCAAATTTAAGGAATGGGTTTGCTATTTTTAAACGTAAGCAATTTGTATGAAAACAGTAGGTATAGTGCAACCGGGTAAACTTGGAGATTTAATTATTTGTCTACCAATTGCAAAGTATTATAGTGATAATGGATATAAAGTTATATGGCCTGTATTTAAAAACTTTTTACCCATGTTTGAGGAAGTAGCAAGTTATGTAACCTTTTTACCAGTTACTGATAATGTATATGAATGCGTACCTCAAGCTTTTGAATTATTAAAACAATATGACTTAGATAAAATAATTGATATAGCTGCTACATTTCCAGGAAGCAAATGTACAGATGAATATGTTAAATTAGGTGACGGATTTGGTCCTGAAAAGTTTGACGAGTTTAAATATAGATTAGCCAATGTACCTTTTAAAGAGAAATGGAATTTACAATACAAACGTAATAAAGATAAAGAAGAAGAAGTCTTTAACTTATACGTAAAAGAAAAGAAGTATGATGTAGTTGGCATTAAACATTCAAGAGGACAATTAAACGTGCAATTTTTAAGTAAAAATCAAGTCATCCATATAAATGAAAAACATAGCATTTTTCATTGGCGTAAAGTACTAGAAAAGGCTAAATGTATTGCTTTAGTAGATAGTGCAATGGCTAACTTAGTTGAACAGTTAAATTTAGATAATAAAAAGATATTTCTAACTAAACCTGGACAACCCACACCTACACTACATAATCAATGGGAGATTAAATGAGAATTGGTTTTACAATAGTTCTAAACGGTCTTAGACATTTACAACATAACGATTATTACCGTACGTTAATCAATAATCTCGATTATTGGATTATAGTTGAAGGTGTATCTTTACCTACAGGATCAACTTCTTGGTGTAAGGAGTTACCTAAAGATATGCATACCAACTACTTATCTAATGACGGTACATCAGAATTTTTAAATACAATAAAGAGCAATAAGGTTAGAATTATTAGACCATTAACTGATAATTTTGAACTTAGACCTTGGAAGAATAAAGACGAACAAGTCAATGCTGCAATAACAGAAATTAAAACCATTACCGACTCTTGTATGTTGTGGCAAATAGATGTTGATGAGCAATGGAGTTACACACAAATGGTAGATGCAGAAAATCATTTACTGAAAAATGGTGGTAAGACAGGATGCTTTTACTGTAACTATTATGTTGGTAAAAATCAGCAAGTATTTGGTCAATGGGGTGAAGGTAAAATTGAACCATACAGAAGATTGTGGGACTGGAAAGGTGAAAGATTTATTACTCATGAGCCTCCAAAACTTGAAGGTAAAAATGGTCCAGGATTACTACTACCTCAGAGATTTGAACACTATGCTTACTTTTTTGAAGAGGATGTAAAGTTTAAAGAAGCTTATTACAGTGGCTATGAAGGTTTAGTAGATCGTTGGAAAAAGGTTCAAAATAACCGAGATGTATTACCGGTCAAAGAGTTATTAGGACCTAATACATGGTGGAGTACCACGCAAACGTATATAAAATACGTTAATGATCGTTGAAGGCAATAACTTTATTTCTCACTATTTAAAAACTGGCAAACCTTTATGCGCTGGTAAAATAGGGGTCACAGAACTTAACCTATTATATTGTGAGCATAATTTGCAAAATGCTGCTAGATTTTTACCGCATTTACAACATGAGGTAGAAGACATTGCAGGTTTATATCCTTATAATAAAGAAACCACTATACAGTTTGCAAAAGATATGAAGGATGCTTTGAAAGAAGTAGACTTAATACCTAAATGGAATAAAGTTAATCCTGTTTTTGAAAAATACGTATTTGAAGAGTACTGCAAAAATGCTCACTTTACAGAACTACAGCATTTAGAGCCTTACTTTTTTGATAAACCTTGGACAAATTATCTCGATGGTAAAAAAGTATTGGTAATGAGTCCATTTGCAGAGTCTATTCAAAACAATTTTTTAAATCTTGAAAAAATTTGGAACGGTAAAATTAAACCTAACTTTGGACTTAAAACTATAAAGTATCCTTTTGCATTAAAGATACAACCAACTCCAATGTATAGTACTTCAGATGAAGTGTATAAAAAGTACTTAGATATTTTACGTAAAGAAGATTTTGACGTAGGTATATTTGGCACCGGGTATACCTCATTATTGTTTACTGCTGAAGCTAAACGTATGGGTAAGGCAGGAATACATTTAGGGGGGTCAACTCAAATATTATTTGGTGTTAAAGGTCAGAGATGGAGAGAAATAAAAGAGTTTCAACCATTCTTTAATGAGCACTGGACAGACCCATTACCATCTGAATTACCGGAAAAAAGAAATATGGTAGAAAATGGCTGTTATTGGTAATGAGCGTATACGTGCAATATGATGAATGGGGTAGGATGGGTAACAGAATGTTTCAGTTAGCCTTTGGTTATTTACTGGCTAAACAAAAAGGTGTAAAACTTAGTCATACCGGTCTACAAAACTTTGAAATAAGACCAAGTGTATTAAGTGCTAACCAGGTTAACGCCATATACATTAAGTCTTACGGAGACAATTATGTTGACATGGATGAGCTGTTAAAAACAGATAAAGACATTGTTGTAAACTCTTTTGTACAGAAAGCAGAATACTACAAACCATTTAGAAAAGATCTTATTAATTTTTTTAATGTTCGTCAACATTCAATTAATAAAGATAAACTTATAGTACATATTCGTGAGACTGACTATAAAGATATTGGAGTGTTCTTGGGTTATGATTTCTATAAAAAATTAATTACCGATTCAGGGTTCACTGACGTTATTATAGTTACTGATAATTCTAAATGTGACACTGTACAGAGATTAGTGAGTGAGGGGTGTAGATTAAATTCAGAAGGCTATGTAGATAAGTTTACACATACAAGTGATGCAAGAGCTATGAACGACTTTGATACTTTATTGCAAAGTGAAAACATTGCCATATCTCAATCATCTTTCTCATGGTGGGCTGCATTTTTAGGTAACCATAAAAATATTATCTTTCCGTATAAGTCAGATGGAGGGATATGGCCTGTTAAGCCACAGAAAGATAACATAGATCTTTATTTTGATTACGGCTCAAGTAAATACTACATAAGCTAATGAATGTAGTACTTTTCAACCTATTTGATATCCCGGGTTATTTAAAAACCTGCATAAAACAAATTCAGCATTTCAATCCAGATGCTACTATACATCTTATTACAGATAAAAATATACAAGCACCTGGTATAAACTGTTATAATGTGAATCAATTTGGTATTACTTTTGGTTTAGCACAAAAGGTAAAGTTTTTTAAAGATAACAACGTTAAACATCACCGTGAACTTTTCCTATCATCTGCATTAAGGTTTCTTTATATCTATGAATTAGCTAGACATTTAAAACTTGAAGATATCTTTACCTTTGATAACGATGTAATGATATACGGTGATTTGAAAGAGATAGCTAACAGTTTAAAATGGAAGACAAATATAGCTATAACACAGAGTGTAAAGAATGAATTTATTTGCGGGTTTAGCTATTTTAGAAGTCATACAGACCTAACTGAAATTGCTGGTGATATGGAATCGTTCTTGCAATACTCACAGAACGAATTGAAGGATATATTTGGTAATGCATTTACAGGTGATTTTATAAGTGAAATGTCATTACTATTTTATATTAATCAAGTACGCAATTTAAATGCATATATATTACCGTCATTACCTAAAGACAGTTTAAATGGTAGATTAGTTTTTGACTCAATTACTTACGGCCATGTATTAGGAGGATTAAGTCCTAATAACGGCGGTGATGGTACTCCTTTCATAGATAAAAATCATATTACAGCTGATGAACTTTTATTAAACAATGTAAGAGTTGTTTTTCATCCAGACTTAAAAAAGCCATTTGTCTATGATAGTGAAGGTAAACAATACGACCTGTTCAACTTACATTTACATAGTAAAAACTTAGACGCATTTAAGAGCTTTTAATATGTCAAAGTGTGTTGTTACATTTGGTAAAGGTCATAACTTTCTAAAAGGTGTAGAAAGATTAAAAACTAAATGTAATGAACTTAATGTGTCTTTTGAAGGATTTACTGAATATCCTGAAGGCTGTCCTGCACATGAAGAGTCTCCTTTTGCATTTAAGTTCTTTTGTATAAGAGAATGCTTAAAGAGAGGTTATAAACAAATACTATGGCTTGATTCAAGTGTTATGATTAAAAAAGACTTAAACAGCGTTTTTCAAATTATAAACGATCTAGGTTATTTTTTTATCAAAAATTGGCATTCAGTTGGGCATTACTGTCATGATAAAGCTTTAAAAACTTTAAACATTACAAGAGAAAAATCTTTTGAAATACCTTGCTTACAGGGCACAAACTTTGGTTTGAATTTTGATAACACAATTGCTGTGGAATTTTTTAACACCTTGTTAGCGTATTCAGTTGATGGGGTAACATTCCCTGGACCGTACGGTAACGCAAACGGTGAAGCATCAAAAGATAAAAGAGTAAGCGGACATAGACATGATCAGATACCAATGGCCGTGACAGCACTAAGATTAAAAATGAATGTATGGTATCCAGCTGAACATGAATGGTTTATGCATGATAGAGACTTTGTAAAAAATGTTGCAAGTACTGTAACAGATAAAATAATGAGTGAATAATATGAACTACAATTACTATTGGAATCCAGATGAATTTATAACAGGCGATAACTTAGAAAAGTTAGGTGACTTTTTATTTGATATAGGTAATTACCTGCACGGTGATCATGGTAGACCTAAAACGTTTTATACAGAAAAGCAATTAATTGACGAACAAGTACAAAAGATAAATGATTTAAAACCTAGAATCATATACGTATATGGTCACGATACGGCAAGATTTTTAACTCAGTTAGATAATATTCATCATGAGTTTGTTTTAATTACTCATAATTCAGATTTAGGAATATTGGATGAATATAGCTGTTTTGTTAATAATAAAAAGATTATTAAATGGTTTGGTCAAAACAATTACATTGATCATCCTAAAGTTATCTCATTACCTATTGGTATAGCAAGAGCAAAATACCCTCACGGTAATGTACAACTGTTAAGTGAAAAGTCTAAGCTACAGGAAAAGAATTATCTTGTATATAAAAACTTTTCAATTGAAACTAATCTATTTGAAAGAACTGAAATAGATAAGATTACAAGAGCTAACGGTATTGGAATGTCACCTTCTGTGCCTCATGAAAATTATCTTGATACAGTAGCAAGGACGGTGTTTACTATTTCACCACCAGGTAACGGAGTAGATTGTCATAGAATATGGGAAAGTCTTTATCTTAAGACTGTGCCAGTTGTAAAGAGACATAGAGTTTTAAAACAGTTTGAAGATTTACCTATATTGTTTATAGATTCTTGGAATGACGTTACTGTCGATTTCTTAAGAAATAATGTTAAATATATAAACGGGTTAAGCACAAAACTTGAAAAACTACATTTCAGTTATTGGCAAAACCTAATTAAAAACACATGACAAGACATCTAGTAACATTTGTAAATTATAACAACGATTATAATACTAAAGAAGATAAAGAACGTTACGCACTGTTTAAACAGTTTAACTCTGAGCGTAATAAAAAGTATTGTGAAATGCACGATATGAAGTACTATGAAGTGGATGAGTCTGTATTTAAAATTCCATTAATGTTTAAGTTAGCTGATAAGCCAGAGTTTGAAGTAAAAAATAATAATCACTTTGCTCGTTGGCAGTTTTTTAGAGATAAAATAGATGATGGTACGTTTAAAGAAGGTGATATCATTCATCACCATGATGCAGATGTGTTTATAGTGCAGACCGATAAAGTAATGCCATGTAATAAAAACTTTACCTATGCTATAGACTCAGGCAATACGCACTGTTTTGGAGCTTTTGCTCTTAAGGTAGGTGACTTTGCTAATAAACTTATTAACTTAATGCTTAGTAGAGAGAGATTTGATAAATTAACTAAGTTAAAATTTTATAAAGAGAATGACGGTGGTGAGGTGTTCTTTTATTGGGGTGATCAACAAGCTTATTACATTGCATGTGGTATTAAATGTCATAGCTGGGTACCATTCTTCTATTTACCTAATAACGGATTCTATACATACCAAACTGAACATGTAGCATTTACATTACAAGAACTTTTAGATAATGTAGAAATTTTAGGCGTTGAATGGAACACAACTCACCTAGTTGATGAATCTGGTAAGAACGGAAGACACGATGATTTTGATATAGTTCGTTCAACCAAAGACAAAACAATACTAAGACATTTTGCAGGCGGTCAGCAATGGAGATTTGAACAGTATTCAAAAGAGTATCCTTTATAATGCGTAATGTTTTTATAGACTGCGGTGCAAATGTTGGTACTGGTTATGAAAGAATTAACAGTGCTCGTAATTTTACCAATTACGAAGTAATAATGTTTGAACCAATTAAGAGTTGCTATGAAGAGTTAGTTAAAAAGTATAAACACTTCACGATTTATAATAAAGCAGTCTGGATTGCAGATGAGATAAAAAGTTTTGGTGTTGAAGCCGGTCAAGGACATTCAAGCAATTTACTAGGTAACAACTATAACAGACATTTAAATCAACACAATCCTTGGGACGAAGTAATGGTAGAATGTATAGATCTGCCAAACTATATAAAAACTAATTTTAATACCGATAATAATATCTTTTTAAAATTAGATATTGAAGGTGCTGAATATAATATTTTAGATAAATTCATAGAACTTAATATGCTAAACTATATTAAAACTATTAATGTAGAGTTTCATGATCACATGTTATTTGATAAACCTAAGCACGATAATGAATACTATATAAATTATCTAAAAGAAAAAAACGTGGAGATCTTTATATGAATAAAATAAATGAAATAACAATTTGTTTACATTGCGGTTGTTCTAAACCTGTCGTTGATAGACAAATGGCTTTACTCAAGCCTTTAGAAAGCAAGTACAAAGTGCATTGGAATAATAGAATAGATAGATTTCCAAGAGCTTACTCTTCATACTCACAATTAATTAACCATTCAATTGCTACAAGCCCTTCTGAGGTTATGTTATTGTTAAATGATAGAACAATACCAAAGGTGGAAGAAGCAGAAAAAATTATCAATCATTTAGAGAACGGATTTGCTTGTTCTTTTATATACAATGTTGGGTTTATGGGTTTCACTAAAGAGTTAGTAAGAACTATTGGATGGTGGGATGAGAGATTTTTAAATGGTGGGTGGGAAGATAGAGATTGGGTTTTTAGAATGAAGTTAGCTAACTTAGCTTTATATGAAAGCTTAGAGGGTGAATATGAAACACATTGGAAATCACCTTTACAAATTGCTGATGGTTGTGCTAAATCAGGTCCTGTTTGGTTACAGAAGTATGATCAAGGGCCAAGACCAGATGTATGGACTGTAGGTACCGGGCCTGTTATCTATAAACGGTTAAGAGAAGAGTCTTATCCACATTGGCAGCAAACTTTAGGACCTGCTAGAGATGATATAAGACAATCGTGGATGACTTGGGACAAATCAGTGCTTAACTTATTTTACGCAGGTACAGAAAACCCACGCGGTGGACCGTCAGCTTCTGGCATGATAAATAATAGAGAAATAATTGAAAAATATGACTAAAAAAGTTTTAATTACAGGCGGTGCAGGTTTCTTGGGAACCTATGCTGTAGAAAAATATCTAAGTGAAGGGTGGGAGGTAACTGTTATTGATAACTTTTCTACAGCTGTTATTCCTAAAGATGATGCTTTATTAGGTAAAGTTAAACTTATAGAGAATGATATACTTAACGTTGATACTAGTGCGTTAGGTAAATTTGACCTACTAGTTCATTTAGCTAGCCCAGTAGGTCCTGTAGGCATATTAAAACATTCAGGGTTAATGGCTAAGTATATTTTAGATGACATATATTGGGCTATTGATTGCGCTAAAAATAATAAATGCCCTTTAATATTTGTTAGCACATCAGAAATATATGGTTATAGACCAACACCGGTATTATTAAAAGAAGACGATGATAAATTGCTTACCGGTGACTATAAAGTAAGAAATGAATATAGTATGGCTAAATTATTAGCTGAAATTGTACTAAGCAATACAGCTAAAGTTTCAAATATCAATTATCAAATTATTAGGCCATTTAACATTAGTGGTGCTCGTCAGTTAATGACAGGTGGGTTTGTTTTACCAACATTTGTTAATCAAGCCCTGGGTAAGAAAGACATAACAGTGTTCGGTAATGGAGAACAAGTGAGAGCATTTACACATGTAAAAGATATTATTGATGGTATTTACCTTACTAGCATTACGGATAAAATGAATCAAATATGGAATATAGGTAATGCTGATAATACAACTACTATAAATGATATGGCGCAGAGAGTTAAAGCTTTTACTAAAACTGAATCTAAAATTATTAAAGTAGATCCAAAGACAATTCACGGGCCGTTATATGAAGAGGCTTGGGATAAAATACCGGATGCCAATAAGATAAAAAATGAATTAGGATGGAAGCCTAAATACGACGTGGATTATATAATAGGAGATGTAATTAGTTATTATGAATCAAAATACTAAAAAAATAGGAATAGTAGGTTACGGTGAAATAGGTTCATCGTTAGAAAAATGCTATTTAGGTAAAAATTTTGACGTACGTGTTAGAGACATTGTACGTGATGATGGTTTAGAAAATTGCAATATTTTAAATATCTGTATACCTTATAAAGATGAATCATTTATTGATATCGTTTCTTATTATATTAAAAATTTAAACCCTGGTCTTACTATTATTCATTCGACAGTAATACCTGGAACAACTTTAAAGATAATAGAAAAAACAGGCAATAATAATATTGTACATAGCCCTGTGAGAGGAGTTCATCCTAAACTATATGAAGGGTTAAAAACTTTTGTCAAGTATATAGGCAGTGAAACCTTTCAACCGGCAGTAGAGGCATCAAAGCATTTTAACGAACTAGGTATATTAAATGAAGTTATTTTAAGTACCAAATCAACTGAGTTAGCTAAAATTTTATGCACCACTTATTACGGTCTCTGTATTGCATGGCATGATGAAGTAAACAGAATATGCAAAGAACAGGATGTATTGTTTGAGAATGTAATGACAAAGTGGAATACAACTTACAATGATGGTTACGAAAAGCTTGGTATGAAGCACGTAAATAGACCAGTTTTATATCCTCCAGTTGATAGTAAAATTGGCGGTCATTGTGTGATACCTAATGCTGAACTTTGTAAGACATTTTTTGAGAGTACAGTTTTAGATTATATTCTAGAACGAAAGTAGTTGAGTTTAATAGGAA